CCTAACGCGTTTGATACGGCATCGGTTATCGGCAAGCCCATTGCCTACCGTCACGGGGAGCCCATCGGAGTAATTACAGGCGCGACCAACGAGGCCGACGGGCTCTACATCGACGGCACCATCGTGAACACCGTTCTGGGCCGCGACGCCGCCACACTTATGCGTACAAAGTCAGCCAAAGGCCTTTCCGTCGGATTCACTCCGACCAAATCAGTCTGGTCCAAGGCCAAGGATGCTGTTACCCACATGGCCGCCACCTTGGCCGAGGTCAGCGTTACCCACATGCCCGCCTACCCGACAGCCGGTGTAAGCGTGATCCGAGAGGAAAGTGAAATGTCAGTTGAGACCGTCGAGGTTGACGCCACCACGGCGGCGACCGCAGACATCGAGGCCCGCGAGGCCATCGCAGACGTGCGCCGCGAGGTTCACGAACTTGCCGCTAAGGCGTTCGTTTCCGAGGCCAAGCACGAACTTGCACAGTTCCGTTCGTTCGGTGACTACCGCATGGCAGTCATGTCGGGCGAGGTCGAGAACCGAGCCCTGTTTGACCAAGTGACCGACAATAACCCTGGTGTCCTGCCCCCGAACTGGTCATTCATAGTTCGCGGCATCTTCGATCTGGGCCGCCCAACCGTCAACGCTTTCGGCGTCGAGTCAGCCGGAACTAGCGGCACGACGATCAACTGGCCCTACTGGACCGGCGACCTTACCGAGATCGTGGCCGAGCAGGTCGACGAGAAGGACGAAATCAACTCGGTCGAGATCAGCATCCTGAAGGGAACCGCGACCCTCAAGACGTACGCCGCTGGCTCGGACGTGTCCTACCAGCTGCTGCAGCGCTCCAACCCGTCCTACGTCGACGCACACAGCCGGATCATGCTGAACTCGTACGTTCAGGTGACCGATATCGCGTTCGTCGCAGCCGTCTACGGCGCTCGCACCCCGTACGCCTACGACATCACCACGGACACGGACGGCTCAGATTTCCGTGAGGCCGTGTTCGGCGCATCGGTGAACGTCCAGACCGCGACCGGCATGCCCGCCGAGTTCGTCCTGGTCTCCCCGAACGTGTTCAAGAAGATCGGTGGCTGGTCCACGTTCTTCCCGAGCAACTACGGCACGTTTAACGTCTCGGGTACGGCAGTCGCCAGCACCCTCGGCGTCAACGTGTCCGGCCTTCCGGTCATCCTCGACCGCAACATCGGCGGCAACGCGATCCTCGTCTCGAACCGTGAGGCAGCCCGTTGGATCGAGGACGGGCCGCGGTTCGCGCAGGTTGAGAACGTCGCCCAGCTCGGTCGTGACGTGGCTATCTACGGCTACGGAGCAAGCCAGATCATCTCCGGCGCCGGCATTCAGTCACTCGAGGACTAATTCAGTAAAGGGAGGGAGTCCACGATGGCGCTCGTGACAGGCGAGGAGCTAGCAATCGCGCTAGACCTCGACTACGAGGACGAGGTAACCGCAGCGACCCTTGACCAAGTTGCCGCGGCCTCAGATGACATCGTGGGTTCCCTCCTGACCACCGGGGCGTACGAGGAAGAACCACCGGCCTGCAAGGAAGCCGCCCTGTCAGTCGGCGTGGAAATCTTCCAGGCACGCACCGCAGCCGGTGGACAGGCCGTATCAACGGACTTCAGCGCAGGCCCCTACCGACTCTCGGTATGGGTGACACGTCGAGTCCATGCTTTGATCATGCCCTACGCGAACGTGGGCGGACTGATCGGATGACAGCCCTTTCGACCGAGGCCCGCGAGGCTATCGTCGCGTCGCTCAGCGGGCTGGGTATCCGTGTCTACAACTACGCCCCGCCCGTACCGTCGCCGCCCTGCGTAGTCGTCATCCCCGATTCGCCGTGGATTCGACCCACCCGCATCGGGTCCAACCTCAACTATGAAGTTCGGTGGCGGCTGCTGCTGGTGATCAGCCCGAGGAAGAATGATGCCGCGCAGCTCGACTGCGAGAATTACGTCGATGCGATCCTCGACGCCCTCCCGGCTAACTACTTGTGCACCCTCGTCGGCCAGCCTCAACTGACTGACACGGGCGCGCAAGGTACCGTAATCACAACAGAAATCAATATCCAAGCAAATATGAAGGAGTAGCAAAATGCCCACCGTTCAGATTACGGGCGCTCAGTTCACCGTGTCGGTGGGCGCGACCGCCTATTCCGCTCAGGTCACGTCGGGAACTATCACCACCACGCCCACGGTTACTCGTACTAAGACCCTTTCAGGTGTCGCATTCGATCAGACCGACCTGAACTCGACGCTGACCATCGAGTACTTGTACGACGATAATGCAGGTCTCTACGATGCTCTCCAGACCGCTATCACGGCTGGAACGGCGCTGGCTGTCAGCGTTCACGGCGCTACGGGCGTGTGGACTGGCGCCGCAATGTGGCCGGACTCCGCCGACGTCACGTTCGACGCCGCTGGTATCGCCACCGCGACCGTCAATTTCCAGGGCGATCTGACCTTCGCCTAAAGAGAACGGGGAAACGCCATGCACCCAAACGTGCCAGAACTGAAGATTTACATTGAGGGAACCGAAACTCTCTACCAGCTGCAGCAGGTGGACGTTTGGGAATACGGGGACCTCGTGCACAAAACCAAGACGGAAGCCTCAGATATGGGCCTACGACTTTGGGCGGCGTTTACGGCTACAACGGGGGAGCAGCCGAAAACGTTTGAACAGGTCAAGAACTGGGCACGCAGCAAAAAGGTTTACGTCGAGGTTCTCGATAACGCGGACCCTACCCAAACGGAAGCCACAACCGACTAGTCATTCAGGTGGCTCTCCGCATAGGTAGACCGTACACAGAAGTCGTGCAGTACCCCGCTGAAGTCTTTGCAACCATTGTGGAGGAATTGTCAGATGCCAATCGCTGACACCTACGTGGGTGGACTCAATGACGTCCTGCGGGCTTTCCGAAAACTGCCAAAGGAAGCCTCTCAGGAACTTCGCAAGGCCTCAATGAACGTGGCAGAAAGACACATGGCCCCCGCATGGCGTGATGCGGCTTTCTTCGCTGGTCCCTGGTACAAAGTCCTTGCCGATTCGGTCAAAGTTCGCCGGGATCGTGTCCCGGCCGTGACCATCGGCAACATGAAGAAAACCCTGTCGGGTGGCGGTACGGCGACAATGGTCCGCTACCCGTCATCGAGTGGTGAACGCGGGCAGTCGTGGTCACCATTCGAGCAAACCGACTGGATCAAAGCGACCAAAAACTATAAGCCAGCCGCTATTCGTGAATGGGGCGCAGCAGTTGACGCCATAGTTCGGAAATGGGACACCCTCTAATGGCTAAAACCCTAACAGTCTACCTAGCCGCTGACGTTTCCCGCCTCAATCGGGGACTAGATCAGGGCCGCAGCGCTCTAGGGTCTTTCGAGTCCACCATTGGCAAACTCGGCCTAGCTCTCGGGTCAGTATTCGCGGCACAAAACGTCATCGATTTTTTTAAGGATTCAGCAGCTGCGGCCCTTGAGGATGACAAAGCCGTACGGAGCCTAAACCAGACTCTAGAAAACGTGGGATTTGGGGCCGCAGCCGCAAGCGTCCAAGATTTTGTGGACCGTTTACAGCGGGCCACGGGCGTCAGCGACGGGGAACTTCGCCCGGCACTAGATCGGTTACTCAGGTCGACATCGAGCATTGAGGAAGCCGAGAAAGCCCTGTCTCTCGCCCTCGACGTATCCGCGGGGTCGGGCAAAAGTTTGCAGGCCGTAGCCGACGGCCTCGGCAAGGCATACGACGGCAATACGGTCGGTTTAGGACGCCTCGGTATTGGACTGGATAAAGCCACTCTAGCCACAGGTGATATGAACAAAATCACCGCAGCAATGGCTAAAACTTTTGATAATCAGGCATCGGTCGCGGCCGAATCATTCCAAGGCAAAATCAACCGGGTAACAGTCGCGGTTGACGAAGCCAAGGAAGCAATTGGCTACGCTCTCCTCAATGCCATTGACGACGTATCGAACAGTCTCGGCGGCACCACCGGGCTAACGACGCTTATCGATGACTTTGGTAAGCGCACAGCCGGGGCCGTGACGGGTCTTGGTTACCTGGTCGACACCGTGGCTAGCCTTAAATGGGTCGTGGATAAGGCGCGCATCGCTATCGAGGACATGACCCCGGCGTTGCGTTTCGTGATCGATGGGATCATCAGGACGCTGAACCCGCTGGGTGTCCTGATTGATGGACTGAACGACGTGCGGACGGCTTACGATCAAGCCAACGGTGCAGCCGAGGACAGCGCCAAGTCCTCTGGTATGTCTGCTAATGCGCTTTCTACGTTGCGTTTGCAGGCGCAGCAGACCGCAATAGAGCAGCAGAAACTAGCCGCCGAGGAAGACAAAGCGTCCACCGCCCGCAAGACTGGCACGTCAGGTGTCGACGCCATGACTCAGGCCCTCAATGCACAAAAGGGCGTTATTGGTGACCTCATCAGCAAACTGCAGCAGCAAACCACCGAACTTGACGCCGCTAACGTCAAGGTCAAGGAATACGCGGAAAACATTGCTGGCAGCATTCTCAAAGACGTAAACCTTGGGCAGGCCGCCGAGACCGGAAAGGAAACCGGCCAGTCGCTACTTGAAGCCTTCAACGCCCAAGTCAACCA